TGGCGCTTCGACTGGCGGCTCCATGAACGGAACTGGCTCCACCACTGGCGCTTCGACTGGCGGCTCCATGAACGGAACTGGCTCCACCACTGGCGCTTCGACTGGCGCGGCAGTCGTCATCTTGTCCTCGAGCACCTCGACCTCCAGCTGACGGCACGCCCGGATCTCACTGAGTGAATACTCGTTGGAGATCACTACCTCGCTTATTGAACCCCCGCGGAACACCATGGCGCCTCTGCATACGGTGGTCTGGCTGGTGTTCGTAACCTTTGCTCTCATGCTTTTCCTCCCGGTGTCAATGAAATGAACCTTCTAGGGGTAGAAGGACGGGGCCCCGTAAGAGGCCCCGTCCTGGTTTGCGTTGGATCAGCTGACGGGATGCGCCTGGTCGAGGTAGGCCACGACCGCGGCGTTCTCGTCCTCGTAACCGGCGTCGGCCTTGAGGGTCAGCACGAAGTCCGTCTGTCGTTCCTCAGGCTTGCGGTGCGGCTCGATGCGTACCTGGCGGAACAGGCCCCATACCATGTTGTTGGGGTGCTCCAGGAGCGTGATGCGGCCCGGGCCACCCGCAATGACAGGCAGGGAGCGCTCGAGCATCGGGCAGTACGTGATGGGGATCCCCTTGAACGGGATCGACTCGCCATCGGTCTGCGCCTTGTCTCCAAGCGCGGTGTTGCGTGCCTTCAGCAGGTTGGCGTACGCGTCGAACTCCTGGAACGGCACGTAGATGCGCCACTCGTTTCGCACCTGGAGGTACTCCTTCGGCAGCGCCCGGAGCTGCGCCTGGAAGACGTTCTCGGGGTAGACCAGCGCCAGCGGGGCGGCGGGATCGTACGTGTCCGCCACGTTGAAGTCCGTGCCGTTGTAGACCGCGTTGCCGGCCAGCTTCGCCCAGCCATCCGTGAGGCTCAGGACTCCAGTGGGGTCGCTGTCCTTATCGGCCAGGAGCCCCAGCATCTCGAGGTCACGCCCTGCGGCCTCTGAGAAGATGTCCATAAGCGTCTGCTCGAGGTTGCCCTGTTCGATGTTCGCGTCCAGCGCGTCGTCGTCGAGGCCGGTGATGGCCACCATCTCGCGCGCGATGAGCTGGTTCGTCGCAGTCATCGGCTTGACCGCGGTCGGGATGTTCTTCTCCCCGTTGGCCAGCTTGCCCCTGGACAGGATCTGGCCGACGAAGCCGATGCGGTCGATGTTCTTGATCTCGCGGGTCATCTCCATGAACCGCGCCTCGTTCAGGATGACGGTGTTCGGCTGCATCTGCCGCACGAACTTCGCAAACTGTTCGGGGGTGAGTATGGACTGACCCAGGTCCGTGACGGTCATCGCCTTGAGGGCCGCCATCAGAGCTTCATTCGTATACATGGTTCCTCCGTTTCCGGGCACAAAAAAACCCGCCATCATGGCGGGCGTGCCTCGTTTGTTTGTTGCTCTATCTAAGCGCGGATCTTCCGGCCGGCCGCGTCGCGGTTGCCGAAGTCGCCGTAGCTCTTGTTCGCGTTCGGGGTGTCCTCGCTGGGCAGACCCTTGCTCGCGGGCTTGAAGGCGAGTCGCTGCTCGACCTCAGCGCGGAAAGCCTTCTGCTCCTCGACCCCGCTGGTCAGCTCGTCGATCTTCGCCTTGAGCGCTTCGATAGTGATCTCCCCTTCGGGCTCGTTCTTGACCGCGGGCTCTTCAGGCTCGGGCTCGCTCTTCGCGGCCTCTTCCACCTTCGACTGGAGCGCGGCGATCTTCTCGTCGAGGGCCTTGATGGCCTCATCCGGCTCACTCTTTTCCAGCAGTTCTTTCACTACCTGCTCTACTTCGTCTTTGTTCATGTCATCCTCCTGGATGGTTTGTTTACGCGTAAACAGTCGTGCCACGAATCCCTTCGACTTGACAACGAGGAACTCTGCCTTCGGTACGCAGGGCCTGTCGACTATGGAGACGTGGGTTGCCTCCCATTCATCCCCGAGGTCGCGCAGCAGCATCCGCTTGAACGCGCCCTCGATCGATTTGCCAGCTGCGTCCTTGAGCACTGACTTGCGCACTCCCATGATGCTGAAGCCCGTGCGCTTGCCGTCCTTGATCTCCTGCCACGTCTTGTCATCCTCCACGTAGGTGCCCATCATCCATGTTCCCTTGGGAACGGCGACGGGTCCGTTGAGTCCGGGGAGTTCGACGTCAACTGGCATGAGGTAGGATTCGACTGGCCGGGCGACGTTGTTCAGGGTGTGCTGCACGTCGACGTTGCCGTAGCTCTTCAGGAATTTGTGCGCGACCTCCTCTATCTTCTCGGACGTCACGGACTCCCCGTCGTAGTCCTTCTCACCGGGGACCAACACGGGGCCATAGACGATCCGCTTTTCTGCGTTCTTCATCACGATCGGGGCGCTGAGCTCGGGGCCGAACTCATCGGCGATGCGCTTCTCGACGTAGGCAAGTGCGACCTCTGTCTCCTCGCCTACAAGGAGGCCCAGCTCCTCGTCATACCGCCAGGGAATCTCGTACATCTTCCCGTCCTCATATGCGCGATCGCCTGAGGTGGTATAGTTCACGTAGATCACCGTAGTCGGGAACATCGCCCTGATATATCCGTCGCCGAGCTTAGCCGCGAGAGCCTTCTGCAACATCGTACTCAGTTCATCGTCCATCGCTAACTCCTTTTGCTAAGCCGCCTCAGCGGCGGTATCTATCTCCACCAGGTCATCCTCTGTGAAATAATCCAGACCCTCCGGCGCTGCCATGCCGGCGGGCATGATAAATCCAACCTCGACGCACCTACAATTTGCCCATTCCTCTATGTCGCCGGACATGTCGCCCGGGTACATCAGGCCGTTGGAATAGGGGTCACCCGAGCGCACAATCTCCCCCTGCATGTCGGCGTGCGAATCGCGGACCCTGTCGTCCTCGGCCGTGATCCACTGCCGGTAGTCGGAGTTGTCGTCGATGACGCCGTGTGCCGCCTCGCCCTGGGCGGTGTGAGTCTCCGTGCGGGCTATCCTCTCTGCCTCCCAGGTCTCTAGGCCGTCGAAGACGTTATCCCGGAGGAGCCTCGCCGCCTCGTCCATGCCCATGCCCTGGTCGTAGGCTTCCTGCAGCCAGTTCATGACATCGCCGGTCACCCGGTCCATGGTGGAATCGGCACCCTCGAAGACGCGCGCTTTCATCAGGTCGAGGACACCCTCAGAAACCTTTTCGAGGACGAACCCGACGCCCTCGGCCGCGTTGATGGCCCCTGACTCCGCCGCGTCCTTCACGTAGTGGAAGAGCACGTCTTTGAACTTGTCCCTGGTATCCTGGATGACCTGGGCGATACTGCGCTTCTGCACGGGCCCGGCTACCAGCTTGTCGCCGAGCTTGTTCATGATCTCGTCCGCCAGCTTGCTAAAGAGGTTGGAGAGCGCCTCCTGGAGGGCCGCCTCGTCCGCGATCACGGCCTTGGTCACCGCGTACCAGGACAGGAATCGCTCAATCTCGCGCGCCATCTTGGCTACAGTGTCCATCACTTAATCCTTGTTGGCCTTGTCGATAAGGATCTCCGCTGCTTCACTCGTCATGACCTACACTTTTCGTCGCTATGTCGACGAGCCTATCGTGCAGGCTCTTGATCGACTGGATCATCATCGCCTCTTTTGCCGCTGCCGCGGGAGGCGCCCCCTGGAGTAGTGCTTCCGATACCTTGCCATCGACGAAGTGGGCGTTCAACGCAGGATTGGCCTCGTCCGGCTCCAGCCCGAAACGGGTCCCGAACGAACGGATGAGGTCGTTGGGCCTCATCGCGCCGTTCTTGAAGAGGAACTCCGCGATCTCCTTGTCGTGCTCCTCCTGCGAGGTGTCAAGCTCCTTGAGCTGGAACCGCCAGTCGGTTATCCCAAGGGTCGGCAGTATCAGGTGGTCGAAGTGCTGCTCGATCATCTCCTGTCGCGGGTTAATGATCGACTCGCTGTAGATCTTTGTAGACTCTACAGCGGTGGAGCCGCCGAGAGATCCCGTCTCCGCGATTCCCACGCGATAGGGCGGGACGCGGTGCGCCGAGATAATCTCGTCGCGGTTGTCCTTGCGGTAGAGGCGGAAGCTCGCGTCCTTGACCTCGACGGCGAGCGGCTTGACTTCGACCTTCACCTCACCGCCGGTCTCGGAGGGCACGGCAAGCACCATCGTCGAATGTGGCCTCGAGGACAGGTCTGCGAAGAAGCTCTTTACGTACCTGACGACTTCGTACTCGCCGTCATCGCCGAGTGCCCCAAGGTCATACTCGCCGGTGATGAACACCGCATAGGCCGGGACACCGAAGTTTGAGAAAAACTTGATGTTGTAGTCGCGGGCCGCGATCGACCCCATGACCGCCCCGATCGCCGTGAGAGCGTCGGGAACCCCATAACGGTCAGAGCGGGGCGTATAGGACGCGAGCTGTATCAACTCATTGGCCCGCTCGGTCTCTTCCAGCGTACCAATCGGGTATTCCTTGCCATCTGATTTCCGCACATCAGCGTCATAGCCGAACTGCTTGAACCAGACCTTCTTGAAGCCCCGCTGCTGACAATACTTGTTGCCCTGCTGATGCGCCCTTACCGTGTGACCGGGGATGTGGTAGATCGATTCGACGGCGGCTTCCGCCGTCAATCTGCCGCACTCCAGGTAGCCGTTGCCGATCGTGTCATAGTCGAGCATTGCCCTGACGAGGACAGTTGTCAGCACGGGCCACTGTTTGCGCAGCATGCCGTAAAGCACATCGTATTGTGACGGGGACGCCTCGCCCTTCAGGTCCTCAGCGGTCTTTATTTCCCAGCCAAGCCCGGCCGTGTCGTTCGCCTTCGCCTTGATGCAGTTGTCATGGTACGTGTTGTACTCCGGGAGCCTCGCGAGCTGCTCAAGATTGTACGGCGGCTGAACGAGCGCCATGCCGCCATACTGCCCGTAGGTGAAGGCGTCGGTAATCTGCTTTGATCCCGCCGCTGTCTCGTACTGCTTCATGACGCTGGCCGGGACGACTTGATTGCTCTGTGTGACAATGCAAATTGGCTCTCGCAATTGATCTCCTAGCCGTGGACTATCTCCGCGCGCTTACGGTTGTAGGTGTACCAGTAGCGGATAGCGTCCGGGCCGTGGTCGTTTTCCTTCTTGGGTTCATCCGTGCCGGGACGGTTCTCATAGCCCTCGAATTCCTTGACCATGTTGGGCGTCTTGCCCCGTACAAAGTACAGGCGCGGGGGGCCATCGTTCGGCTTGAGGTCCCTGCGTATCGCGGATATCCCGTCGCTGACCTTGAATCCCTTGGGCGCCCTCATCTTGAACCCGGCCTGCTTGAACACTCTGATGCTGCCCGGCGCGGAGGGGTCGCAATAGACGCCCTCCACCTTCCCGCCGTAGCGCTCCCACATCATGGCCGCGAGTTCGGCGTCCGTCTGGTGCCGCTCGTAGTTCTCCTCGAGGACGTATTTCACGTCGGCACTCGAGACTCCAAGCAGGGCGAAAGCGAACGGGTTGTCGTATCCCCAGTCGACGCACCCGTAAAGGGTAAGCCCCTCAGGGACCTCGCTCTCCTCGATCAGGTGGATGTTGCGGTCGAACTGCGCGTATACCCGCTTCTTCTTCGAGGGCACCTTGCATAGGTGCTCCGACTCCCAGGTCTCCCGGTCGTGTACCAGGAACTGCTGGAGGATCTCCTCGTACGGCCTGTAGCCGTCGGCGTTGCGAGCCCTTCCCTCGCAATCGGGAGCCATCGGGCAGGTCTTGCAGCCCCGCTCGCAGCGCTCCATCGTCTCCCAGATGCACCAGGTGTAGACCTTGAAGCCGCGTTCGTCGGCCTCGTCCAGCATCATCTGCATCTGGCCGGCGGCCTTGTGCCACGTCGAGGTCATCAGGACCTGCGACATGATCCCCGGCTGGCTCTTCGGTATGGACAGGGCGCCCTTGAAGACGTCGGGGGCCATCTCGTCTATCTCATCAAGCCGCAGCTTCGGGGCGTGCGGGGACCTGACAGACTTCGATGAGGCAGCCAAAATCTCGTACTTCGCGCCGCTTTTGAGCCGCGTCTCGCTCATCAGCGGCTCGCCCGCGAGCTTCGCCTCCAGGGCCGCGTCCTTGAACCAGAAGCCCTTGGAGTAGTCGTAACCTCGCTTGGCTTGGAACCTAGAGGCCGCGACCGTTACAACAGAGGCGTTGTGAAACCCGGCGTCGAGCACGTTCAGAGCCGCGGTGCTCATGGTCTTGCCGCCCGATCGGCATGCATGCACCAGGAGGTTGGCCACGCGCTCGAAATACGCATCGACCACGAAGTCGAAGGGCGCATTATGCCCGGGGCAGCAGGCTACCCGGGGTATGTTTATCCCCAGGGTATCCTTGATGTACTTGTGGAGCTCGTCGTCGGTCTGCGAGATCCTGGTAGCGTCAGTTAAAGCTTTTTCCAGAGCTTGCCAGGGCATGAACACCATGGACAAAAGCCTCCAGATCCTGCCTGTTCGTTATCGTTCTGCTCGCGAGATTGGCAACCTCCGCGGCAAACGTGACTATCTCGATCCTCTCGGTAGCGGAGCCCATTAGCAGCAGGTCGAGCTTGATGAGCTTCTCGAGGTCGGAGACCGTGTTGACCTTCACCTGCTTCAATTTGAAGCGCACGACGTAGTCGTTCACGGCGGACCGGACGATGGCCTGATACTTCAGCTTCGCCTTGGCCACGGCGTCCACCTGGCCCTCCGCGACCCTAGCAGAGATCTGCCTCTCGCGCTCCTTGAGCTTCTCAACCCACTTCTCGGCGGCAACCCAGCGGCCGACTGTTACCTTCGTAACGCCGAACTGATCAGCGACGGGCTGATAGCTGCGGCCCTCACCGAGACCCCAGTAGTATTCGAAAGCGGCCAGCCGCTTCCATGCTGTCTCACCTTTTGACTTGGCCATTCTGCATCACATAGTTCTCGTATCGCTTCTTGATGACGTCGCAGTAACGGGGGTCAATCTCCATGCCGTAGCACACCCGTCCGAGTTTCTCTGCGGCGATTAGTGTTGTGCCGGAGCCGAGGAAGGGGTCAAGCACAATGCCCCCAACCTTGCTAGAGTTCTTGATTCCCATCTGGACCAGGAGCACCGGCTTCATCGTCGGGTGTTCCTTTGAGTCATGGGGACGGTCGACCTCCCAGACTTCCGTCTGCTTCCTGTCTGCCACAAACGTCGACTTGTTGTGCCAGCCATAGAAACAGGGTTCGTACATCCGTTGATACTTCGCAGGACTTAAAACCAACTGTTGCTTCTTCCAGATGATGGTCGCCGACCAGTGAAATCCCATCTGGACTAGAAGCAACCTCTGAGCCATCCCATCTGGACCAGAAGCACCCCAGATATAAACATCGCCGCCGTTGTAGTTGATGAGAACGTTGCCGAGCCACTCGCGATTGAAATCCAACCACTCTGAGTCGGACATGGAATCGTTAGCGATGCTCCTGATTTTATGCTTCGGGTTCTTTGTCGAACCGTAGTCCACATTATAGGGTGGGTCGGTGAACAACAGGTCAGCCTTCACACCTGCCATCAACTTCTCGTAATCAGTCGCTACCACAGCATCCCCACATAGCACCCGATGCTTCCCCAACTCCAGCAAGTCCCCAACCTTCGTCTCCGGTTCCTCTGGTAGTTCAGGGACCTCGTCTTCTTCGTCATCACCGTCGACGTGAAACTGCGTCATCAGGTCTTCAATCTCAGAAGCATCGAAGCCCGTGATGTCCATATCAAAGTCGCCGGTGTCCAGTTCTTCCAGCAGGTCCTTCAATGCTGGCAGGTCCCAGTCTCCGGATATCTTATTCAGCGCGAGGTTGAGAGCCTTCTCTTTAGGCTCGTCAAGGTCGACTACCGACACTTCGACGCTCTTGTCGCCACGGGCCTTGAGTATCTTCAACCGCTGGTGCCCTCCGACCAGGTTCCCCGTGCGCTTGTTCCAGACCAGCGGTTCGACGCAATCAAACTCTTCGATGGACTTCAGGAGCTTCTCGTAGTCGGGGTCTCCCGGCTTGAGGTCGAGGCGCGGATTGTACCTCGCCGGTTTTATCTTGCCGACCGGGACTGCTTTAATCTCCATACATGGCCTTCCATACCGCTTCTCTCGCCTTCTCGAATCTCTCCTCGAGCCCGAACTTTTCAGCGAATGACCGCCAGCCGATGTTATGCACCGCGTCCGGGCCCAACGTATGGTAATCGGGATGCAGGTAGAGGAGATTTTCCGGGATCTCCGCGGCTGACCTGGCGCTGCCCTTGCTGACGATATGATGCTTTTGCGCATAGGGCTGGCCGCAGATCTCGCAGTAATTCACATGCCCCACGTCGGCGGGGCCATCTTCACGTAGGGATCCTTAACGCCATGCCCACAACAAGCGGCTGCTACACCGGGCATGGTGCCTAGGCAAGCGTCATGCCCCTCTATCGTCGGGTATTTGCCGCAACTGGTACATGGGCGGCTGTCGTCGTGTGGTTCACCCGTGTCGGCGTAGACCCAGCCCTTGCCGTCATCGAGGTCAACTATGGCATGTCCCCGAGAGAAGGCATTGGCAGACATCTTGCTCCAAAAAAAAGCCGCCCTTATAGACAGCTGAGTGTTCGCGTCCGGGGCCCTGCTCTAGAGCCGACCTGTCGCGCCCCCGGCTGATAAGTTCAATCAGAGCGGCTAGCCCTCCGATTGACCAGAATTTCATGCCAGGGCTTCTAGATACCCTCGCTAGAGGCCGGTAAACGCCTCTTGTGCGCGAGCAAGCCCGGCAATCCCAACTGGATTTCAGACGCAACAGTCGCCTCCGTAGAGACGGCCATCGTGCTCCTTCTACAACCTGGTAGACGAGCTAATAAACCGCCCGCTGGCGGTGAGTGTTCAGTCCTGCCGCGGTCCAGATCGGCAGGACCTGGAGATGATCGCCGCACCCTGCGGCCTCTTGGATGTCCTGGGCAAAATGAAACAGCGCCACCCTTACGGCCTGGACCTGCACGGCCTTATCGGTAGGCGCTGGAGTTATCACCCCGCTTTATGGGCGGGGCTGCGGCTGCTCTCGATGGAGCAGGATCTCTGGGGGTAACCAGAAATAAAAAGCCCGCCGGCGGTGGCGGGTCTCTGTCTCTCGACTACTATGTTCAGCTTATACCTTAAGCCCAAGCGGTGACGCCAGTCAAGCCCCTGTCTTCAATTTTCTATACCTCCAGCTTTTCGGGCTCCCTCAGCCTCAGCCCTTCTGCCGCCAAGGCTTCTTTGATTCGTGGCCAATAAACCGACTATTGAATCAGTACTGACCCGCGACGAATTGAGATTGAGAGAAGATTTCAATCTAATGTTTCATAAATTGTGCTCGAGAATGAAAAGAATAGGGCAAAGAACAGTAAGCGGGGATCCCCTGCTACCTCTCACCAAGCGCGGTCTGCCGCGCCCTGG